AAAAAGGATAAAGGTAAGTAATATGTTATTAGAAGATGTTTTTATTATTGAAAAAATGGAGATCCTCACTGAGGGTAAAGGGCAGAACTCCTCTATGAAAGTTAGAGGTGTTTTTCAACGAGCAGATGAAGAGAATAATAACAAAAGAATTTATCCTAAAGCTCTCCTTACTAGAGAGGTTGAAAAATTAACTGAATCTATGAATAATCGTAGATTGATGGGTGAGCTTGATCACCCTCAACATGATAGTGTAAAGCTTTCTAATGTTTCTCATCTAATTACTAAATTGGATGTTAAAGGTAATGAAATTATTGGAGAAGCAGAGATATTAAATACTCCTATGGGTCAGGTAGCTAGGGCTCTTGTAGAAGGTGGGGTTCAAATAGGTATTTCATCTAGAGGGATGGGTACTTTATCTGAAGGTGATGATGGGAAGCGTTATGTAAATGAAGACTTTCGCCTTATTACTTGGGATATTGTAGCTGACCCTTCCACTAGAGGAGCATATCCTACATTAGCAGAAAACAGACAAAGCATCCTTGTTGAAGAAATACTTAATGAGGTTCTCCCCCGTGTAACTGAGCAAAAGGTATTTTCTACTCTTCTACGGGAGCGTTTAACTGAATCAAAAAAATCTCCTAAAGAATACACAGAAATCTTTAGAGGTGTAAGGGCTAGATTAAGTGAAGCTAAGAAGAAAACAGCAGCAGAAAAAACAGCAGCAGAAAAAGCAACAGCAGCAACGCCAGCATTGAAACCAATAAAACCAGCAACACCTGAAAAAAACACAGAAACTAACAGAATTCAGCAAGAGGTCAGAAGGAGAATGAGAAGTTACCGTAGGGCGCAAGGTGGAGGGTGGCAGATTCCTGGCGTGTGAACATCTAGGAAATAGTAGGAAACAAAGAAAAACTAGTAAAAAACAAACTAACCAAGCTTAACATAATAGATATAGGTAGATTGAGGTACAATCATGGATAAGAAAAAAATAGATAATATTGCTGAACTGCTTCCTGAGGGAATTACTGAAGAAACTATTTCAGAGATCGCCCAGGTAATGCAAGGACTCATTGAAGAACGAGTACAAGAAGAAGTAGGGGAACTTACTGATAAAGTGTTTGCTTACCTGTCCATGAAGCGAGAGCAGATTAAGGAATCTGCTCTTAATGAGCTTCATGAATCACATGATATTTACCGTGATGCCCAAAGATTTAGAGAACTTATGGGTTATATGGCAGTAGAGTATCGTCCTGAGCATATAGATGCTGAATCCGACAAGAGGCTATCCCAAGCTTCTGAAATTATTGAGGATAATGAAGTTCTAGCTAGAGACCTTTCTAATTCTCTAAAAGAGCAAGACCGTCTTGCTAAATCAATTCAACTGTTAGAATCTAAAGTTTCAAATCGTGAAAAGGAAATCCTAACACTATCTGAAAGCGTTAACACTCTAGCAGGAGAAAAAGAGGCTATGTTGTTTGAATCCACAGAACAAGCAGTAGTCCTTACTAGTAATGTGGATGACGAGGTTGAGGAGAAGCAATTGGAAAACATTGGTAATCAGTTCTTAACCGAAGAAATGCTTAAATTAATGAAATAGGCATCTGATAACAAAAGGAATTGTAGTTATGGATATTATGGAAATGGGTGCATCTGACGAGCTAGTTACCAAATGGGAACCTGCTCTTGACGGCATCGAAAATGATTATACCAAAAGAGTGACTGCACAACTTCTTGAAAACCAACTTAAGTCCGTACAATCCGAGCGTCTTGATGAAGCCGCTGTTGGTCAAGGTACGACTACTGTTGGTGCCCTCGGCACTTTCCAGAAGTTTGCTTTCCCCTTAGTACGCAGGGTTTTCCCTGAATTAATCGCCAACAGTTTATGTGGCGTACAGCCGATGAGTGGCCCAGTATCACAAGTCTTTTATCTAGGTTCTGCTAGATCTTTTGATACTACCCGACAGCAACTGTACAGTAAGTACAACCTTACTTACAGAGGTCTAACGACTAGTTCTGTACATGGTACTTCTCCTGATTTAGATACAAATCACGGTTTAGATTCTCAGGACTTCGGCAGTTCTGCGTTGTCGGGTCCGTCTTATAATGCGGAGATTCATAACTGGCCCCCGACTGGAACTGGCTCTGGAGGGCATGGTTGGTCTGTTTCCGCTGGAGAAAATCTAACCGGAACTGGTATTCCTGAAGTAAGTATGACTATCGAGCAGCAGCCTGTAGTCGCTCGTACCAAGAAGATGAGAGCCCTTTGGACTCTTGAGGCTTCTCAAGACCTTAAGGCTTATCATAACCTTGACCTTGAGCGGGAGCTTACTGACATTCTTGGTAAAGAGATTCGCCTAGAGGTTGATCGTGAGCTTATTGAAGATCTTCGTGGTCTTGCTTATGATATAACAAGTACTGCGGGTTTATTCTCTTACGATATGCTTGATCAATCAGGGGCAACTAACACCATGAATTTTGATCCTGCATCAGACTCCACTTTTGATCAGTTTAACTTCCGTGGTGATACTGGTGGAAGTTTAGGTCTTGCTGAAAGGTCAGTGAGTAACCCTAATGTTTGGTTAGTTGATTTCCAATCAAGCGCCCTTAACCTTGCTCCTCGTCATGTTGGAGACATTTACGCAAACCTTCTTGCTACGATTAACTTCGCTTCGCAAGATATTTATAAGACTACTCAGCGTGGTGCTGGTAGTTGGTTGCTTTGCGCCCCAGTAGTGGCTACTATACTTGAAACTGCTTCCCGTCTAACGGGGGGTATTGAAAAGTCTGACGCACCTACTAACTTCTCTCCTGGTTCTATTCAGTACCGTGGTAAGTTTATGGGTCGTTATGACCTGTATGTAGACCCTCTCTACCCTGAAGGTGAGATTCTTATGGGTTACAAGGGCTCTGGTCCTATGGATGGTGGGTTTATTTATGCCCCGTATATCCCGTTCCAGGCACTACCAACCATTACGGACCCTGAAAGCTTCCAGCCCAGAAAGGGTATCCTTACTCGTTACGGTAAGGCAGCAGTTTCTCCTGCTTCCCGTTTCTATCGTATTATTAGAATTGTCGGTACTGGTGGTCTTACGATCCCGTTTGAGAATGTCTAGTAATTGATTGTTAAAAATAAGCCCACTTCTCTTTTTTGGGGAAGTGGGCTTATTTTTTATTTAGTAACCTATATATAGATATGGTATATAAATACAGAAGTACTTGTAGGTTCCCTATTTTAATTATGGTAAATAATGAATTACTTACCATAAGACCTAACCAAGTCATAGAATCAAATGAGTATCTTAATTACACTATTCTTAAGAAGATAGAAAACATAAAACCTAGACCTCAAAAATCTAGAAAAAGTAAATCAGAGGTGAAAAATGGCAACCGTAGTAATCCCTAATGTTACTGGGTATGGAAATAGTTTTTCTAATGTTGCAAGTAAGTCCATAGGGGACCAATCCTCCCCTGATACACAAGAAATAGATCTTGATAATTTAAATAAGTCTAAACAATCTAGCATTATAGAATTTACAGATTTTGAGCAGCAAATTAAAGATTATGTTTTAGCTAGTTTAGGACACCCAGTAGTCCGTGTTGAATTAAATGACCATCAGCTTAAAATTTGTATAGATGAAGCTGTTACTGAGTTGGATTATCATGCCCCGCAATTAACTAGACAATTTGTGGCATTTCATACAAATAGTGGTTATAATCTTTATAAAATTCCTCAATACATATTAAGAAATTTAGTATATGTTACATTTAAGAAAACACTTCTTAGTATACAGTCACAGGCAGGTACTCTTGAATTTGATTTCTTTATTAAATATTTCCAAGATAACTATTTATTTGATGGTTTATCAATAGGTGATTACTATCTTTTACAATCAACTTTAGAAACTACTAGAAGAATACTTGGTCAAGATGGTGGTTGGGATGTTATTAATGGACAATATTTACAACTATACCCAAAACCTTCTGTAGATGATGTAGCTATATTAGAATATAGAGCATTAAATTCTTCAACTATGACCCCTAAGATGCGTAACTGGATACAAAAGTATACTACTGCCTGTGCTACTCAACTTTTGGGGCAAGTTAGAGGTAAATTTAAAGTAGTTCCTGGTCCTGGGGGTGGGACTCAGCTTAATGGAGATTCTTTAATACAGCAGGCAATTGAAAGTAAAAAATCTCTTAAAGAAGAACTAATAAATGAAGTAGAAGAACCGCCCATGTTCACTACTGGATGATAATTAAAATAATGTCAAGAAGATTTAAAGTTAACAGGCAGATGCAAGATCTTCCTAAAGTGGAGGGGGCAACCCCCTTATCTTTTTATGATCCTGATAACCCTGATGTTAATTTATTTAATCTAGTGGATGATGAGATAATTAGAATCTCTGGTTCACCTTTACACTATTTTAAACAACTTGTCAATGAGGATTATGATGAGGTATATCTAGAGTCTTCAAGAAAACCTATTGTATCAGAGCCTTTAACAGTTCATGCTTATTACGAACCCTCTATTGTGGAAGAGGTTCTCTCAAACTTCGGTATAGAGCTTACAAATGACCAATCATTTGTGTTTAATAAATCGTATATTGAATCTACTTTGGGAAGAACCCCTAAAGTAGGAGATCAACTTAAACCATACTTCCAGAACCAAAAATATGAGATTAGTGAGGTACAGGAAGATGGGTTTGAGATGTATGGTGTTTACCATTTAGTATGCACTGCTAAACTTCTTCGTGATGATGAAGATACTCTTAACCAAGAAGTGTCTGATGTTGCTGATGAAATTGGGGGGTACTTAGATATTGAATAATTCATTTAAAGAATACGCATACGACATTAATAACATAGAAATGACTAAAAAATCCCCAGAGTTTTATGGTAGATCCTATTTTACTGATAGAATTGATAAAATGATGTCTGATATGAGGATGTCCTCTGTATTTTATAAAGAGGTTCTTAGAAGTCTTTTATCATCTATGAAGTTATCTTATATTGATGATCAATCAGATTATAAAGAAG